CCGATCTTGAGCATCTTTTGCCAGTCTGTTGAATGCACGGTTGAAAGCGTCAGGCCGACCACCCGCTTTGACAACACCTGCAAACTCGTTGTATCGCTTCTGAAAGATTTCTTGAAGGTGCGACTGCCAGCCATTTGCTTTGAGATATCCGGGGTCTGCTCGCAAAGTTTCAACATCCTGCTGCCAGTCCAACATTGCCTGTTCAGCCGCATAGGTTGCGTAAGCAATGCTGACACCCTTCAACTGAGGAGGAGTAGCACCAGTAAGTTCCCCTTTTTTCTGCATCTCCTCAAAGGGCTTTGCTCCCTCTCGGAGTCTCCTCAGAGCCTCGTCACGAGTGTCTTTCTTTTCTTGTACTCTTTTTTGCTTGCTGACTTGTGCGTAACTAAACAGTGTCTTGGACAGATCGCCCAAGGCACGGCCCATGTTTTCCAAGTCTCTTGCACCCTGCATGTCAGGCTTGGCTGGCTCTGGCAACAACTGTGGAGCCTGCGGTGCGTTTTCTGCTGGGGTAACACGAGTGTCCACAGGCTGTGAAGTGACACCCAACTGTGGTGCATTGAGGGCCGGAGCCTGCAAATCACCAGATCGTTTTTGTGGTCTTTTAGCCATGTGTGGTTCCTTTAGGTCTTGATAAACGGAATCGCAAAGTTGGCAGCCTGAGCAACGCCGCTAAGGATGTAAGGAGCAGAAGAAGGTTGAGTAACTTGACCCTGCGGTGTGGGCAACTGAATCGGAGCCATCGGCGGGGGAAGTTTGCTGTTGAGTGCAGATTGATACGAAGCACGGTATCCAGCCATCGTTGCCTGTTGCTGAAGGATCTCGCCTTCCAAGTTGGCGAAAGAGTTGGTGTTGGCCTCATCTTCTAACTTGGCGTAGCCGTCAGCCATCAACGCAATGCTGTTGCCAGTTACTCCAGACTCAGCAGCCGCTGCTTTGCCAAACGCCATTTGAGATGCGGCTTGCTGCGAAAACTTGGTGACGTTCTGCTTGGTTGCCAGTTCTACTTGCTTGACCCGATTCAGGATTGATCCAAACACATTGCCAAGGGCTTGCTCACTTGAGACTGCCATCGCGGTGTACTGATCTTCTTGGAACTCTGCCAGTTGGGCTTGGTAAGCAACCATACGTTCGTAGTTGATTCGACCAACGGCTTCAGCCTGTCGGTTGTATGCAGCCTGTTGTTGAGCCGACCGTCGTGCTGCTCTACCTTGTGCAATGCCACCACCAATAGAGGCAACAGCACCAACAGCGGCAAGTGGATTACACATGGTTTAACCTCGCAAACTCGATAAAGGGCATTTGATTTGGCCCCATTAAACGTCGTGCAATAAAGTTGTATCCGAGATATTTAATGAATCGCATGTGAACCTCATTCCTTTCGTCTACGACGTTTGCGGTTAATTGGTAGGGACGTACCAGTTCTTTGTGAAATGGCACACAAGTCTTCATAAAGGCGTACCTATGGTCAGCAATATTGTCAGTGCCAAGCATCCAGATGGCTGCTGCTCCATTGCTGTAAGGCACACACCCCAGCAAGGCTGAGGGTTCGTCTTCGTACATCCATGTGTAGCAGGGAGCGGACTCGCGGAACCCCTGACGCAGGGACGTAAAAGCATCTTTGCCCAACGCCTCAATTTCGTCGCGGTCTGCCTGTCTCAGGTTGTTGTAGACGGCAGCGACATGTGATTTCTTTGACTCAACGATTCCGGTCACTGTTGTTGCTCGATCCTAGTGGTGTACTGTGCTTCAAATTCTGCTGACTGGATGTTACTAGGAAGTGCTGACGAATTGATAATTTCAATCTTGGCATTTTGAGACTTTAGGAAAATCGGAATGCGGAAAGAGCCAGTCTCGCTGGGAATACTGTCAAGCGTTGCCGTTGCCGCAAGAAACCTACCGCTAAACGGGTAGTCAATCGCCGTGCCGTCTGCACCGCCAATTTGGGGCGTAACACGAAGAGTAAACGAGGCTGTCTCGTCGTACTCCACCGTCATGTACCGCAACTGATGGCGACCTGTAGACACAACGTCAATCTTGCCGTCCTGTGTCCCTCGCTTCAACAGAGGCTTGGAAAACTCGTAAGTCATGGTGTAGGGCAGTCCAAAGTACACAGACACTCCAGCGGCTACGACAGAGTTTACAACAATAGTAGTATTGCCACCGGCTGCTGTAACACTATTGATGGTAAGTACTTCCCCACCTTGAGTAACTGCGTTGTATGTCAGTGAGGTGTCTAGTTCTGTACCAGTAATTTTGTAAGTAGTAGTAGTTTCATCTGCATCGAAACGGTCTGCAATCAGAAAACGGCGATCCAGCGTGGTGACGTAAGTTGAGCCTGTGTCCTTGAGGCCGGTCTGCAAGTCCATGCGTTCCAAGAATGTCTTACTACCCCTTTTCACCAACATGAACAGGGATGTCCCAACAAACTGAATATTGACAACAGTGGCGTTACTGAATTCAAACGTAAACCAAGCAGATTGTGTTTTACCTCTATTGGTATTGTTGTACTTGTAAACGTAAAGTTTAGTTGCACTAGCCGCTTGGATTACAAGTAGGTTTTCGTGAGTAGATGTGACGGCTCGCTTGACTGTTCCCTCAATAAACTTGGGAACCTGCTCCGTGATGTCCAACGCATCAAACTGAATGTCTGCCGCTGTGCCAGCCTTGAAGTATTCACGGTAGCCGGAAAATGATCCACGATTGAATGCAAAGAACAAAGACGCACCAGCCGGAACAGGGGCTGAAGTAGTATCTGCATCAAAGTCCGTTACATTAGTAATCGACACAGTAAGTGGGGTAAGTACTGATTCACCCGCCAAAGAAAACTGGGCACGTTGCGAGAAGAGCATAAGGCGGTCACTAAACGGAACAGCCCGATCTAGTTTGGCACTTTCTGTACCGCCGACCCCAACATCAATGGTGCTTGAGTCCAACAACTGAGTAACGGTAGTTCGGAAGAAGTTAAAGAAGAAGCCAATCTCCGAAAGCGTTACGTTCTCTCCACTTGTTGCGACAAGACGATTCTTGAACACGGTGATGTCCGTAATCTTTTGCCCAATAAACGACGGGGCTGGATTAGTTAGGTCATCACCAGTCGTGCGGTCAGCAAACTTAAAGGTAGACCAGTCGATGTCTGTTTGGTTGATGTTCGATTGCGTGCTATTTGTAGGCACGTTGCCGTCAGCATCCGTAAATACAAACGACCCATTGGGCTGTCGCACCAAGATGTGTGGCATTGTTTTGTAGTCGTACTTGAATTTGACTCCGGGCCTTGGGCACTCTACCCACTTACCCTTTACCATCGTTCCCTTATCGGGGTTGGTGTAGGCTCCGTTAGTGTCCTTTGCCAAACTTGTAGACAAGCCATCTCCAAAAAATTGCACATAGTAATCGTCAACTTGTGATTCAGGGTTTCCCTCAATCTTGACAATCATCATGTGCGGTGCAGTAGGAGGAAGACTTCCAAAGAACGTCGTAGCCTCTCGAATAACCGTAGACGATGCGTCACCAAAAGAGTCTGAGCAGGTTACGGTAAAGTCTGTGGTGTTTGCATCAAGGTGAATCACACCGTTGGCGTGTTGGGCATTAATTCCAGCAATACCGTTAAGACCATTCCCAACACCAGAGTAGGTGTATCCCGTGTGGTTGGTGGTATTCCCATCTACCAAGATTTCTGCAACTGTACTAATGTCAGCCACAACACCATCAGAATCACCTTCAAACACAACTGTTGATGTTAGGGCACTTGCATTTCCTACTTTGACTGTAATGCTAAACGTGCTGTCTAGTCCGGGGGCTGCGTTGAGCCGAATTAGTGCTTCCTTTTCTTCGTTGGCTTGAAGCCGAGAGTTAGGTGCAACATCGTCAGACAACGCCGGAACCACATCTGTGTTTACGATGAACGTGACATCACCGATGGTAAATGCACGAAGCACCGCACTCGGATTTGACAAATCGTTTGGATTTCCCGCTGCATCGCCAGCATTGCCAATGTAATAATCAGCCCCATCAAGAGATTCGTCGATGTACACATTGCGAGATGTCCCGGTTCCGTCAAGACTATTGACTGTTAGGCCACCGTTGCCGTCTGCAATAATGACAAACTCTTCGTCGTTATCTCTTCGGACAAAATGAGTAAAGGCATTAGTGTTAATGTCAATACTACTTTCTCCGTTTTTAATCTCGGTAACGTGGTTAAGTGGAGGTCGCTTGATTAGACCACCCACCATCAACGGCATAGCGTTTACTTGATTTTCGCACTGATTCACACCGCGTTGTGACACAGGTTGTTGCGACACTCCGCCAGTAAGATCGGGAACAGAAGTAAGGATCAGTGGCATTAGAGCAGACCCCGTTGTGCATCCCCTCGTGCCACGATTCGGAAGATGTCGTAGTTTTCAAAGATGGTGTGGTCTGATGTATCCATCTCAAACTCTTTTAGCAAAGCCAAAGCACGAATCTCATCGCTTCGGCTAAAAGCGTGATGCTTTTGTGAACCCACCATACGGTCTTGGAACACGCGAGCAGCCTTGATGGTCACATATCGCCGCACCGCTTCGGGCAACTCAATAAATGGCAACAGGTAGATAACAGTTACCTTTACCGACTTTTCAAATGTAAACGTGTTCTTTGACCTATTGAACAACCGTGTACCACGCTGGGTGATGTCGCGGTTGTCGTGGGTGGATTGAACTGTACTTGCATTTGTGTTACGGGCACGGGGATCAATGTCGATGCGTACCACGTTGGTAGGAAGCACAATTTGGTTGTCAGTGTCTGGCTCAAACTCAACGTCGTGTTGGGTGTTGAAGTGCCAGCCCATTGTTTGTACTTCACGATTAATTTCTAATAGGATGTTTTGTGCAATAGCAGCATCAGCATTTGTTTGCCCATCGAGCGTAGTTACAGGTGGTTCACCAATAGCACTAAGCATGGTGTTCACCGCATTAAGTTCCGTGGTCATTTGAACAGACATTGATGCTCCTTTTGCATAAGAATAGGGCCACCCATAGCAGAACTACGGGTGGCCCCAAGTGGAGAACTCAGACGAGTTTAGTGTAACCGATTAGGCGACACTGTCAACCAACTCGTAGCAACATTCAGGACGCAGAACGCCGTGACCCATTGCGTACTTGGCAAGCATGAGCGTACCCATGCGTTCCATGAAGTACTCAGACTCCATAGACAGGTCCATCAACTTCACAGTACCCACGCCTTCGGTTTGGAAGACAATACCTTGGGTCTTAGAGAAGTCAACGCCGGAGTAGCCGCCTTGCGACACGCCGAAGACATCGTTGTTGATGGAGTTGTCACCCAAGTTTGCGTCCTGTGACGAAGATTCGTCAGCAGTTGGCAAGTGAGTAGACTTCAGGATGCGAACACCAGCAATCTCGACCAACTCACCGCCGGACAACGAACCGTTGCCTTCTGGGTTGAAGTCGCGGTTAATGGCATCCTTGTTCTCAGTCAGCAACTTGTAGTAGTTATCTGGGCTGAGAATGCAGAAGCGGCCCTCACGGGACACGTTCTTGGTATCCATCAAGTTAGCGGCTTTGAAGATACCTTCGTAAAGGTCAGCACCGAGTTCTTGACTGGCAGAGCCACCGTAATCTCCTTGGGAGTTAATTTCCGTACCGACAGTAGAAGTGCCATCAATATTGATCACACCACCGAGATACTTGTTAGCAACAATGTCAGCAGCACTACTGAGATCGCTAGTGGAGAAACGATCTCTGACTTTCCGTGCGCCTGCAATGACGGTACGGAGAACAGCCCTATCCGCGTGGTAAGCCAAAGCCCGTCCGATTTCGGTGGAGTAAATTCCACGCACATCGTAGTGGTTCTTGGCTTCATCAATGTCAGCAATAAATGCGGACGAGGTAAGAACACCGTCAATAGAGATGGTGACTTCACCGTGATTGATGGAGGACAGGTATTGGCTGCTTGCACCATCATCGTCATTCAAGACGCTTTCACCGGGGGTGTGGTACTTAGCGGAAGCAACGCCAGTCACTGGGAACTGAGCGGTCTTACCGCTGGCGATGGTTCGCACACGGTGCAGACCCATCATCAAGTTAGTTTCCTCAAAGGTGGTCAGGACTTCGCCACTGAAAACCTTGAGAAAAAGTTCATCAACGCCCGAACCCGAAAGACCGGCATTAGTACCGAATCGGTTGGGGCTAGAAATTGAATATGCCACGATTGTGACTCCTTTTTCAATAAACCCAAAAACAGTTGATTAGTTCTTCGTTTTCAGTTATCCGCCGGAGCGGGCCGCGAGTCGGAACCATTCAAAGATCCGGCATACCAACCTTCTGGTAACCGGACTACAGAAGACGAGAGGGACCATCCCTCACCATCCCAATAGTAGACTTTTCCACGGACATCGGGGCCGAGCCTCACGAGTCCGTCACTTTCTTCCACGAATACGACGCTGGAACTCTGACACCCTACGACTCCAAGCATCACGCATAGGAGGAGGAGCAGCGTCTTTGGCGGTTTTGCCTTTAAGTACGACTGGAAGAAGTACCGTAAACAGAGCATTAAATAGTGCATTCCACATTTTACCACTTCTTACATGACCAGTATCGAGCAGACAATTTGCTTGGCGGTCGGCTGTCGCAGCCATGTCTTGCTCGGAAGTTCTTACGCCGACCGGGAATGTTCTTCTTGATCTTCATGTTGGGATCACCGTATCGGATCAATCGAACCTTGCTGCCTTGTTTTGCCAGCACAGCAAACTTCTTGGATTTGCCGGGGGTTCTCTTGGGCTTGTTGTACCCGGAGAATCTTTCGCCACGATAATTAATTGCCACGTTTTCTCCTTCTACCGGATGCGGTGATTTGCCATTTGACACGACCACTACCAGTCTTACGACGAGCAGTGGCCTTCTTTTCTTTGATCGAAAGTCGCTTTGCTACGGCTGCTGGGCGACATGCTGGGTAGGGCCGCTTTGATCCACCCTTGGCAGACTTGCGACCACATTTCTCCCCAGTTTTTACATCACGCCAGTCCTCTTTAAACCACTTGCGAAGACCGCCTTGGTAACTCATTTTCCAACTTTACGTTTTGCAATAGTGTGAGCCTGACCAAAGGTTTTGCCCTTAATCATTAAGTCACGCATTGTCTTCATGTGTTTTGCAGTGTGATGCTCAGAGTGACGTTTCATAGTCTGCTCTTGACGTTTAGTTAGTTTTTTCTTTTTCATTTCTTACCCCCACGCCATCCACCACCTTTGGATTTGTACCACTTAGCCGCCCAAGCGTTTGCGTAGGCTGATGGGTACACCTTAAACTTCTTACGAGCCATTGCTTTTGCTCGTGACCACAAGGCGGGGTTTGTGGGTTTTGGGCTTGCCATTACTTAGCCCCATACCTCTGAGGTCGGCGGCGATTTACCTTGTCCATTTCACGACGGAGGCCGGGGGCAGGCTTAGGTGCAAGAGCATTTCCAAAAGGAGATTGCGAAAGTTTTCTGTCGATGCTGGCTCCTACACCTTGAGCGTTAGCAGCCGAACCGCCACCCATAGCATTTTGGATTTTGAGCATAGTGCGAAGAAGTCCGCCTCCGCCTCCCCTGCTCGATGATACAGGCCGGGGTGCAAGTGGGTTGCCAAACGGCGACAGTCCACTAGACGGTTTAGGAGAACCAGCCGCAGTAGGGGCTTTCATTGGTTTAGAAGTTCGACTGCGGAACATGGCATTCATACCGCCACGGGATTTGCCGCCGATTGCTCCTTTTTTCTCAAGGAACTTTTGCATCGAACCTTTTTTCTTACTTCGCCTTCCGAACATTATCAATACCCCTTTTTAGGTTTCGGCTTTTTGACCGGAACTGGTTTTTTTGGTTTGCCGTAAGCCATTATTTGGCTCCGTTCTTAAGTGTTAATCGAGAACCCGTGTAGCCCATTGCTACCAACGCAGTATTCAACAGGGCAACGACCTGAACCCACGGTCCCTCGGTAGGAATGGCTCCTGAGCCGATGACTGCACCGAGGGCGACTGCACAAAGTGACAGCCAAAATTCAGTAGTTTTGTATCCGGTTTTGTTTTGTTCCATGTGATTTCCTTACAGGACTTGAGATTGAGAAAGGCGGAGTTCAACAGACCTGCGGTATGCGGGATCTGTCTTGTACCGAGGATCTTTCATTGCAGAAGTAACTTGAGCCAGAGACTCAAAGCGTTCGGATGCTCCCTCAAACCCGGAATCGCCTTGCAGCAACTGAGGCTGTGGCATTTGACCAGACGCTTCCCACCGAGAACGCAAACTGTTTACTGCAAACATCATGGCGTTCTGATCGCCGGTCGTAACGATGTGATTGAATGACTCTTGCTCTTGAGGGTCAAGATTCTGAGCAGCCCAGTCAACCATAGCGGCGTAGTTGTCTTCGCCACCCACGGAGTCATACACATTCATCAACTCAAGGTGAGTTTGAGCCTGCATACCTTCGACGTAGCGATCAATCATTTCACGGGGAAGCCCACGGTCAGCCAACGCTTGTCGAGATGTTTCAGACAAATCGCCGGTCTGTTCAAACTCCATTGTAAAAGGCATCATGTCTTCATCGCTAAACGGTGCGATTTCGATTTCACCTTCTTCGCCGTAGTCCTCTTCCTCTACCTGTTCACCTCTTACTCGGCTGTACTCTGACTGGAGGGAGGCGTAGGCCGCTGCAAGGGCTTCTGGCGAGTCGAACTTCTCAGGGAGCCACGCGGGTCGTTCCTCGGCGTATTCGTCAATTTCGACTTCTTGCGGGGCTTGCGGCTCACCGAGGTGTTGCTCCATTGCTGCGGCTTCTTGTTCCAACGATGGAGCGTTCTCCATGTTGTCGGGAATAATGTTTACGGATTGATGGTCACTCATTGTTCTGGTTGTTGGGTTGCGGCTTCGGACGCATTAGCAAGCATTTGCGGTCCAGCCTGTTGGGCCATTTGGGCCATAGCGGCTTGTTGCCGCATCTGATCAAGTTCTTCTTGAGTACGAACAAGACCACGACGATCAATACCCAACGAGGCAGCACGCCTGCTGAGGTATTCAGAGACATTGACGTATTCTTGGATTGCTTGCGGACCCAAAATCTGTGCAATGCCTGCCAAGTAACTGTCCAATCGGTTCAAGTCTGAACCACGACCCAACGCCTCCACACCAGTGATGATGGTCGGCACGATCTTGTCGGACGGCAACGACGGCAACTTTTTGTCTTTTGACATCTGCTTCATTACTCGCTTGAGCATTGGAAGTTGGAAGTCTTGAGACAGTACGGAGTAAATCCCACCCAGTTGTTTTTCAATCGACTGCGTTACGAGTCGGACTTCTTCAGCCGTGACCCGATCCGCATTGCGTATAGTTGATTCGGTGAGGAGGAACGCATACGAAAGGCGATCTTCAATTTGCTTGATTGCACTAAAAGCAACGCTGAAATCCGCCGCTTTCTGCGTTTGCAATACACTGACATCATTTGCCGATCCTTCTCTAATTGCACCGTTGGGTGACTCTGCAAGTGTCCGGGCACGAGTTGTGCCGTTGGGGTTAACGAGAAACAGGATCTTAGCAGCCGCCGCAGATCCCTCAACGATGGCCTTACTCAGACCCTCCAAGGAGGACAGGTCGCCGTAGTACTGTTCTACATATCCACGACCATAATCTTCACCATCGACGCGAACCATGCGGAGTGCAAGGAAGGGGGCTTCGCTCTTTTTGTATTGCTGAGTTACCTCTGGAATCGGCACACCGCCGACCTCTTGGGTAATCTCAACAGTATCAAGATCAATTGCTTCCTGCTTGGTGTACATCTCTACCGTTTCTTGTGCAGAGTCAACACCCGCCATAACCTTTTCACGGATGGCAGGAGGAAGCATGTCTGGGTTTACAGTCTCCTTGAGAATGATGCACCGTGCGTAGCCCTGCGGACATCGCTTGACAACGTAGCGATCAAGCCGACAGACACGGACGGGTAGATCCTCTGGCATGTACATCAGCACGTTGCCGGTCACAATCAGATGCTTGAGTGCTTCAAAGAGAGAGACACGCATATTGCCGCCTTCGATCTCTTTGTTGATGGCCCGTTCGATCTGAGAAAGGGAATCCTCTACCTCCGAGAGAATGGTTGGGTCAATGCCCTCAATCTTCCTCTCCTCACCTTCATCGAGGACAAGTCGGAAGAATGGTGCGTTGGGAGGGAGTAGAGAAAGAAGAAGAGCAGAGGCTAGGTTGTTCACACCTCTCGCACCAACGGACTGGTACGGAGTAGGGAACTTGGTGGCTTCATTATTACCAGCGTCAGGCAACAGTGTGGGGATGGTCAGACGCGAGGAGTCACGCCCACGGTCAAGGTACATGGAGCGGCGTGCCGCCATTCTCTCGTACTGTCCTCTCATATTGCCAGTCTGATACATCAGTAGTTACTCTTTGGAATAGTCATCATGCGTCGGCTACCCAAACGGCGATTGCCTCGACGTAGTTCTGACTGAGTTTTTGCCCGTGCCTGTCCCATCATTTGCTGGAGGGCCATTTGGGGCACACCCTGCAAATCAATCTGTTCCGGGGGCATCGGAGGAGCCACAGGAGTTATGGGGGTCGGTTGAAATAAAGGGCGACCACCGCCACCACCACCTACACACATAGTTGACTCCTTATAGGACTTTTTCGTTCTGTTCTAAGAACACTTGGTTGAGAAAACGAACGACGCTTCGCTGCCCGGATGCAAACCAAACTTGCTTTTCATCCCATGTCAAATCAGCGGACCGTTCGGGGAAACACTCGTTCAAACGAGTAATAATTGATTCAGGAATCGCAGGCCAGTTAGCGGACTGAAATTCGCTGGGAATGTCATTTGAGTTGTTATTTGAATCGTTCATTCCGTAGAGGTGTCCTTATTAGTGCCCATAGAGTAGGCGTACAGAAGTATAGAGTAGTTAACCAAATCAGTAATGGTATCTTCAAGTTTCTCGTCCTCAACCTTGAAGGTTCCAGTCTGACAGAAAGTGATGAGTCTACTGACTTTATCGGTCATACGAACCAGAAAACCCTGTTCTGTGGATGTGATTCCTAACTTCTCTACCCTTGTGAAGTTCAAGAATGGGTCTTCTTGGTTGTCCCCGCCGCTATAGTCATGGTTTTTGCGTTCCATAAGTCTTCGAGCCTTGTTACAGACCTCAGAATGGATTTGCAGTAGTTCGGTGCGATTCACGGTTGCCATAGGATTGGCTCTCCAGTTCGCTCATTGTATTCGCCGGGGCGGAGAATCCGAGCCATGCGAGCCTGAAGGAGAGCGTAATCCTCTGTCTCGCCAGCGTTTAGGTATGCGTCACGGACTGTTTCCCACGAGGAGCCATGCTCTTTGAGCAGGCGTTCAGCGGTCTTAGGGCCGATACCGGGACAGCCCCTGTACCCGTCAGTCAGGTCACCCATCAGGGCTTGCTTGTAGAAGTTGAAATCGGCTTCTTTGCCATCCACCCATACTTCGCCCTCATCCGGCTTCATTGGGTTGTAGTGGTTGCCTGCAATAGTCCGCAAGTCCTTGTCGATGGTCACGATTGTTGAATGCACATACGAGTCGGACAAAAGGCCAAGAACATCGTCGGCCTCCAGATTGTCCCAGCAAACACACTCATAGACATCTTCACAGAACTCTCGGAGTTCGTAGTAGATGACGGGCTTTCGCTTTTTCTTGCGGTGCTTCTTGTAGTCAGGTGATAGGTTTTTGCGGAAGTTCTTACCGACATCGCTCAGGGCAATGATCAGGTTGTCGGCTTTGAGCGTCTTCTTGAGTTCAGCAAGGTTGGCGTTGAGTTTGCCCCGTGCCACCTTCATGTCGGCATGGAGCGTCCAAAAGTCATCACCCCAGCAGATAGCCTCTTCTACTGAGGTGGTAACTTCATACAGGACTACATCTCCGTCAACCAACAGGGTCTTCATCTTCAGACAACGCTCCTCCGGCTTTGGATGCCATCTTGCCAATTTCCAGAAGACCAATGACCGCGTGGTACGAGCCACTGAAAGCAACCGTAATGTCTTCTGTTTTCTTGGTTAGGTTCATGGCCCCAAGAAACACCATCTCATCAAACCGACTTTGCAGTTCTTTGATCATGGCTTCTGCGGGAACATCAAACAGTTCGTTGTCATCCATGTCGCTCATCGTTTTCGGCTCCTAGATGTTGCCGCCACCGCACCAAGCACAGTTAGCGTTCCCACGCATGGTACACAAACCGCAGGGTCTACGTCAAAAAAGCCCAAGATGAATTCAGGCTTGGGGCCATATGTCGCTTCATGAATTGGGGGAAGCAGGGGAGGAAGTGCAGCAAAGATGTCGAAATCCCTTGCTTCCAAAGTGCTTCTGGTAGGCCGGACACTAAGTTTGTCCTCCTCCAGTTCTTCCATAACTACCTCAACTTCAGGCTCTGTAGGTGTGGATTCCTGCCGCAGTGCAGCAAGCCCGCCCAAGGTTGATGATAATCCGAGTGCATAGTCAAGCGTTTCCTTTCCCACCAGCGTGCCCAGAACGGCGAGAGCCAGAGTAAGCCTCTTGTTCTTGAGGTTTATCTCTGAGCATCTGCTCTCGCAATCGGCAAGTTGCCGTTGTTCTTGGGCGTGTCGCTTTTCGCAGGTGGGGCAGGTCATCAGTGCGTCTCAGCCCAATTGTACCCGATTTTGTACTCACCTGTTAGCGGGCACTTGACACCAAGGTCATCGCCTGCATCTTTCATGGCATCCACA